CAGGAAGTGTGCCAACGTCTAAAAAAAGATAAGAAAATCAATGCATCTTTGTGAGAGCTTTTAGGGGGGCAAGCAATGCTATGGCATAGGGTAGTGCTAACGTGTCTCAGAGAGCTTCCTGTGGCCTCCTCGACAGTGTTTGCATTTGTCAAGTTTTTTTTGATTCAGTGCGTCATTGCTATTTGTAGAAAGTGCTGGACTTTGGGGACATGGTATGCTGGGGGTATTGAATCAGTGAGGTGAGATCATGAGCAAGACCGAGGACAAAATGACAGGTAAGCAGAGAGCCTTCGCGAGGGCTTTGGCAATGGGTGATGAGCACGGTAAACCGATGAGCATTAGTGACTGTTATAGAGAGTGCTATCAGACCGAGAACATGAGTGATGCCGTCATTCGTAATGAAGCGAGCAAGCTGGCGAGCCACCGTGGCGTCACCATGATGGTGGAGCGGTTGAGGCGGGAAAAGGAACGCAATGCACAGGCTCAGGCAGTCGGGGACAGAGAGAGAGTGCTGGAAGCGTTGCGGTCGTGGATGCTGACAGCGGAGCCAAGCGACAGTGCCAAAATCACTGCGGCCAAGCTACTGGGTGAGACTCAGGGCATGTTCAAACAGCACCAGACCGTCGAGACAGTCAGATCATCGGACGAACTACTGGCCGAGCTGGACTCACTGCTGGATCAGGTCAGCGATCGACCGGAAGATCCCGACGATTCCGCCGATCCTACCATCATGCATTAGCCGACCCCCACCCCCCCTGTGCAGACGGCGTGTCATCATTGTATATACATAGTGATCCGCTCAAAAAATCACTAAAAATTTGACTATGTCACACTGTCACACTGTCTTATCGGGGGGATTTTTCTCAGAAAACGCCCTAGGAGTCCCATACCCCCCTATATTTCTACAAAATTTTCCCAAAATGCCAAAAATTACCAAAAAATCGGTAAAAAATACTGTCTAACTGTAGATTTGTGCTTGTCAAGGGGGTATATTCTGTACAATCCGAGGGGTATTTCTACCTAGTAATTTCCTAGGCCTAGAAATTTCCTAGAACTAGGACTTTTCTGGCCTAGTAAGTACCTAAGTTTTTATTTATAGGAGGTTTCTAGCTAGAAATTTCCTAGGTCTAGTATATTCCTAGGGGATTTGCCCCTTTCCGCGCCTAGATGGGAGACTTCTATGGCTGAGTATGTCAATCCTGCCACCACAAAAGAGACTGACCCGTATCTTTACTCACAGCGCGGTGCGCTTAGTGGATTGATGGCGCTTCCCGGCTCTGGGCAGACCTTGTCGCCAGCAGAGTTTTCCGCGTTGTTGGGCGGCGGCAGAACGTATGACCCCACATTCGGCATTTATCAGCAAGACCCGCGCAACATGTCCGATGTGGAGCGCATCCGCCAAAACATACTGAACAGCACTGGCAATGCGGGCCGCACTGTGACGGACTCGGCAGGCAACTTATACAGACTTCCTCGGAGTTCTCAGACTACGCGGATTGGCGATAAACAGTATTTTGTAAATGAAGACGGTACCGTCACCTCCTATGACGTTCAGGATATTGATTACAACTTCAGACCTAGATTTGACGAGCCGACAAGTACCTCAGGGCCTAGCCAGAGCGCAAATACATTCGGTTCCTATCAAGACATCTACAACACCATTTATGGGGATGCGGGCAATTCCGGCCAAGCGACGCTGGGTCGAAGAAACCGATCAGAAGAGCATGTCAATCAGCTTTTTCAGCAATACCTAGGACGGGACGCGGATAGTGAAGCGATAGATTTCTACGGCGAGAGAATCTTTCAGGCGATCAGTTCTGGTTCGCCAGATGCTTACCAAGCTATCATAAACGAAATAAGAGGATCTGCTGGACAGAGCGGCACCAGTGACACTGGCGGCACTGAGGGAGCAACTGAAACCAAGCCTAGAGCTACCGAAGCAGACATACAGGCACTGTATCAAGAGCTTCTTGGTGGCCCACCAAAACCCGAGGGGGTTGCATATTGGATGGGTCAGGGGTTGGATGTTGATACGTTACGCAACGCGATAGAGCAATCCCCAGAGGGGGTGGCATTTGCGAAAACAAACGAGGTGTCTGAAACAAGACAGGCGTACATTGACAGTCTTTCTGGGGATGCCGAATCAAACACAGCAAATAAATCAAACACAGCAAATTACGACGCCCTGCTAAATCAGTATTACCGAGAGCTTTTCAACAGAGACCCCAGTCAGGCCGGTCTGGACTACTTCAACCAGCGACTGAATGCTGGCGCATACGACCCTGACAACCTCAGGAGCGTTCTGATTAATGAGGCTGGCCCGCTAGATAGTTTGTATTACCAAGGCTCTCAGTCGGGTGACCCTGTGTTTTCGGCGACTCAAGCGTTATTTGGCAGAAGGCCAGCGAGGGGTGTACGAAACCCAGAAACAAGGGAGTTCACAGGCGGCTACGGCCAGTACATGAGGAATCTTGAGTCTGGTCAACTAACAGAAGACCAGCTTAGACGGAACCTCGTGAACCTCGCTTATGAACGTGGCGAGGGGATGGGAACCAGCAGAGACTATCAAAAGTATCTGGACACACTGGGAATCGACAGGGCAAACAGTCCATTTGCCATAGATAACGGCTTTGCAAATGTTCCGTATGGGTCTGATCTAGATGTCTATAGAGATAAGGCGGCAGATACAGGAGGAACAGGAGGAACAGGAGGAACAGGGGGAACAGGAGGAGACACCCCGCCCGGATTGCCCCAATTCCCCGGATTTCCCGGAGGAAATAGGATTCCCGGTCAGTACATTACCGGAAACCAACTTTACTCCGGAATCCCGTATGGCATGACAATGCCGTATGGCATGATGGACTTTACACAACCGATGAGTATGGACTTTACACAGCCGATGGGCATGATGGGACAGCCGATGGGTATGATGGGTTCGCAAATGCCACCGCAACCCTATAACTACGGTTACTCCTCGCAGTACATGCCGAATCGGGGATTGATGTCTGGCTACTCGACTGGTTTTGGCCCTTATGGTGGATATCAAAGACCATACGGGTTTGGTGGCGGTTACGGGTTTGGTGGCGGTAAAGGTGGCCGCAGAATGCGCCCGATGGGCGGTAAAGGTGGTTTCGGCTACTAAAATGCGCCGTAACTACCGCAAGGAATACGACAACTACGACTCCAAGCCCGATCAAAAGAAAAAACGCGCTAAAAGAAACGCGGCTAGGCGCATGATGGAGAGGGAAGGCAAGGTTTCAAAGGGCGACGGCAAGGATGTGGCCCACAAAAAGCCTTTGTCTAAAGGTGGCTCAAACAAGCGGAGCAACCTTAAAGTAACCAGTAAATCTAAGAACAGGTCATTTAAGCGCACGAAAACAGCACGGATGGCGTAATGTCAGACCTAATCACGCCCGAGTTAGCCAAGAAGCTACAGGGCGCACCTGAGCAGGTGCGGCTAAGAGCCGCAGAGATACTCGAAAAGGCCAAGACCGCAAAAGAGGTTGAGGCGGCACAGAACACCTATATGGGTTTTGTGAAGTACATGTGGCCTGCATTTATTGAAGGCAGACACCACAAGATCATGGCGGAGGCGTTTGAGCGCATTGCCAAAGGCGAACTGAAACGCCTGATCGTAAATATGCCGCCACGGCACACCAAGTCTGAGTTTGCTTCTTTTTTATTGCCGGCATGGTTCTTAGGTCAGATGCCTGAGAAGAAAATTATTCAGACGGCGCACACTGCGGAATTGTCTGTCGGTTTTGGCCGGAAGGTCAGAAACCTTGTGGATTCGGATGACTTCAAGAAGGTTTTTCCCAACCTACAGCTAAGAGCAGACTCAAAGGCGGCGGGGCGCTGGAGCACCAACAAGAACGGCGAATACTTCGCTATCGGTGTTGGCGGTGCGGTAACAGGTAAAGGTGCCGACCTTTTGATTATTGACGACCCTCACTCAGAGCAAGAGGGCCAGTCAGCAGACCCATCTGTGTTTGACCGGACGTATGACTGGTACACATCTGGGCCTCGACAGCGACTTCAGCCGGGAGGCGCTATTGTTATCGTGATGACACGCTGGCACATGCGTGATCTGACCGGCAAGATTATTAAGTCCTCTGCTCAACGTGTAGGTTCCGATGAGTGGGAGGTTATAGAGTTTCCAGCAATCATGCCGTCAGGAAAACCCCTGTGGCCTGAGTTCTGGAGTCAAACGGAGCTTGAGGCTCTGCGGAGCGAACTGCCCGCTCCCAAATGGAATGCGCAGTACCAGCAAAACCCAACCGCCGAAGAAGGCGCACTAATCAAGAGAGAATGGTGGAAAAGGTGGGAGCCTGACTATCCGCCGCAGTGTGAGTTCGTGATTCAGTCATGGGACACCGCTTTCTTGAAAACTCAACGGGCAGACTACTCTGCCTGCACGACATGGGGCGTGTTTTATCACCCCGACGATGACGGCATATCACAGCCGAATATCATCCTGCTGGATGCTTACAAAGAACGTCTGGAGTTTCCTGAGCTAAAGAAAACGGCTTATGAGATGTGGAGTGAGATGCAACCAGACGCATTTATTGTTGAAGGAAAGGCGGCAGGGATGCCGCTTATATTCGAGCTACGGGCGATGGGGATTCCGGTTTCGGAATACACCCCCTCGCGTGGTAACGACAAGATAGCAAGGGTCAACGCTGTTGCTGACTTGTTTGCTTCTGGCAACGTATGGGCACCAGAGACACGATTCGCTGAAGAAGTCATAGAAGAGTTTGCCGCGTTCCCTGCTGGGGAGCATGACGACCTTGTGGACTCTTCAACGCAAGCACTTCTTCGTTTCAGGCAGGGCGGCTTTGTATCGCTCCACACTGA